GAGGAGTACCTCCTAAAAGAAAAGAAGATAATATAAAAGAAAAAGAAGAGAAGAGAAAAGAGATTGTTGATGTCTATAACTCTATTTGTACAAATCTTTCTAAAATACAGAAAATAACTGATAAAAGGAAAAAGAGTATAGATGCTTTTGCTAAAGAATTTACATTAGAACAATTTAAAGAAATATGCGAAAAAACAAATACAACTGATTTTCTTATAGGAAAAAATGAGAGAGGTTGGAAAGCAGATTTTGATTTTTTAATGAGAATAGATAAGGCAACAGCCATATTAGAGGAAAAATACAATACAAGTAGCAAAAAAACAAAAGAAGTATTTGAACAAAGAGAATATGGAGATTTAAGCTATTTATATGCAAATGAGGAGGGATAAAATGAATAGTATTTGTATGCAAACTCGACAAATGAGTTTTGAAGACATACAGCTAAAGAAGAAGATAAGATATGAGCAGATCTTGTCAAGATTGGACGAACCTAAAACAGCAAAAGAAATAGCAGTGGAATTATTTGAATTAGGCTATATTCCATCTACTGAAAGGAATTACGTGCAACCAAGACTTACAGAGCTATGTAAAAAAGAGATCGTAAGAGTAGTTGGAAAAAAGAAATGTGATTATACAGGAAAGACCGTAGCTGTGTATGAAAGGATAGAAAATGAGGAGGAAGAAAGATGAGCAAAATAGCAAAAACTTGTGAAAATTGTACGCATTGTATGTATTTAGAACATGGAGATATGTATTGTGATGAGCATGAAGATTTTGCTTTTGTTTATGATGAATTTTGCCCAACAGATGATTATATGTGGTGTGGAGGAAAGAAGTTTGAAGAAGGGTAATACAATGAAATATCCAAAATTAATAGGAGTTTGCAAAAATTGTTTGCGGATGTCAAAGACTAGAAAATGAAAAATTCGTTGGAGTTTATAAATGTAAATGGAATGAAAAAGTTGAGTGGAAACAGGAGGAAATATGGAAAAAGAATTAAATTTTTACGGACTAGCAACCTGGTTAAGCATAAAGTTTAATATGACTGATAATGAAATAGTAGAAACGTTTGAGGAAGCTTTGCAAAAAGTGTTAGAGGAAGAACAAAAAAACACATAAATTTTAGAAATGCAACAAAAAATTAAATTGTAATATATCATATTACAGAAAGGATAAGCAATGAAAAATAAATTAGTAGATTTAAATAATCATTTATTTGAGGAATTAGAAAGACTAAATGATGAAGATTTAAAGGGAGATGCTTTACAAGAGGAAAGAGAAAGAGCAGAGATTATGGCAAGAATAGCACAAGCTATTATAAATAATGGCGAATTAGCTTTAAAAGCAGTAAAGCATTATGATGAATACGGAAAGAAAGAAGAGATACCAGAAATATTGCAATTAGGAGAAGGGAAAGATGATACATAAATGGTCCGAAAAAGAAGAACAATGGCTTACTAAAAATGTTAAAGGAATAACACTTAAAGAATTGACAAAAAGATATAATAAAAATTTCAATATGAATTTAAGTGAAAGTGCAATAGCTAACCGTAAGAATAAATTAAATTTACATAGTGGGATTACAGGAGGACAGTTTCAAAAAGGTCAAATATCATGGAATAAAGGTAAAACATGGGATGAGTATATGCCAAAAGAATCACAAGAAAGGTCAAGAAAAACAACTTTTAAAAAAGGTAGTATTCCACCAAATCACAGAGAGATAGGAAGTGAAAGACTAGATTCAGATGGATATATTTTAGTTAAGATACAAGATGGCAAAGGGCATAAGAATTGGACCTTAAAGCACAGATTAATATGGGAAAGTATGTATGGTAACATACCAACTGGATATAAAATTATGTTTGCAGATGGAAATAAAAGAAATTTCGAAATAAAAAATCTTATACTTGTATCGAATGCAGAGGAATTGATAATGAATCAAAATAAATTTATAAAAGATAATGCAGATTTAACAAAAGTTGGATTGAATATTGCAAGAGTAATAAATAAAGTTAATAAGAGGAAAGTAAAATGAAAGATTATGAACAACTTTATTATGATGAACTATATAAAAATAAGAAATTAGAAGATAAAGTACAAGAATTAGAACAGGAAATTGCTGATATGAACTTATGTAGAACGAAGAAAAATATCGATTTGCAGAAATACTTAATAAATCAAATAAAAAGACACAAAGTATAAACTACTTGTTTATAGAAAGGACAGATACTATGACAGATGAAGAGGATTTTTTAATACAAATGAAAAACTTCTTTGAAGGAATAGACAAGCTTAAAAAAGACCTAGAAGAAGATATACACGAAAAAGAAATGGCAAGGAATGATTTATTACACGAATTAGAGCTAGGAAATCTCAATGCAATAGAGATGACACAGGTAGCAAAAGCTTTAAAAGAAGTCCTTCAGGAAAGAAGAAAGAGCAAAGATGAACTTAATAAAGTAATGACACTAAAAGGATTTACAGACAAGTACAATAACAAGCTAATAACAGGAGACATTATCCAGGTTATAAAGAATCTAAGAACATTAAAAAGTAATCAAGAAAACAGGATATACAAGGCAAGAAGAATAACAAATTTGAAATGTGCAGGAGGCAAAGATGAATAGAATTGAGATACCTTCAAGATTACCTAGTTTAAATAATTATATAAATGAATGCAGAAAAAACAAATATGCAGGAGCTAATATGAAGAAACAAACAGAAGAAGATATAATGTGGTACATAAATAAATTACCTAGATATAAGAATCCTATACAGATACATTTTCATTGGATTGAAGAAAACAAAAAACGAGACCTTGATAATGTGTGTTTTGCTAAAAAGTTTATTTTAGATGCAATGGTAAAAGCAGGAAAGCTAAAAGATGACAACAGAAATTGTGTAACAGGATTTACAGATACCTTTGAATATGCAAAAGAAAGTAAAGTAGTTTTAGAGATAAAGGAAGTGCTTTGGCTATGACTATATATGCAGTATATAAAGGAGAGAAGTTCTTGTATGAAGGAACAGCTAAACAATGTGCAAAATTTTTTGGAGTAAAAGAAAAAACTGTATGGTTTTGGAATACTCCAGCTAATAAAAGAAAAGACAGAAAAGGAAGAAAGATAGCGATTATTATAGAGGAGGAAGAATAAATTGCTAATATCAAAAGATGTAAAAAACAAAAGAAAAAGTTGGTATATATGCGACAGATGTGGAGAGAAATTAACAGGAATAAGCAGACAATTAGTAAGTATTAATAATAGAAAAGAAGCTGATTTATGTAGGAATTGTACAAAAACAGTAAAAAATCTATGCAAAGGAAAGGGAAAGAAAAATGAAAATAGATGAACATATTAAAAATTTAGAAGAGTATTGCCAAGATGATGATTTATTTGAAAAAGACGGAGATTTTAAAGAATTTTGCGATAATCATATAGCAGATATAAAAGCAGTAATACAAGAATTAAAGAATACTCAATCAGATTTATATGAAGCTAATCATAGAATAACAGATTTATTACTTACTTTAGGAGATAGAGACAGATTAATAGATTTAATGGCAAGAGTAATAAGTAATTATAATGCTCAATTAGGAATATGTGAATATAAAGATAAAGATGATGTGATTGAAGCATTTAAAGATTTTGATAAAAGAATGAATATACGTAAAAAGAAAAGAGAGGAGTTTAAAGATGCAGAAAATAAATCATAGTGAATTAGCAAAAAGACTAATATTAAGAGCAATAGAAAATTATAGAAAAAAATTCATATTAGAAGAAGATTTAATGAGTGGAGAAGATAAAAGAAAAGTATTAGAAGAAATAGATAAAGAAGTAGAAGAAATAAAGCATAAAGAAAGTTATAAAAAAGAAATAAAGCGATTAGAAAATAGAATACATTATTTACATAGTTTAGAAGATTGCAATGAAGAATTTGAATTGTGAGGTGAAAACATGAGCAAAGGAGAAAAAATAATATTGAAAGATGACAAAGGAAAACAATATGAACTTATAAGGGTATTAGATTTAGATACAGAGAAAATAATAAACGATTTATCTGCTTTAGTTGTAAAGAAAGATAAAATAATAGATGAAATGGCAGATTATATAAAAAATCCAAGTAAAAGTGTATATTTACCACAAATATTTAAAGTTAGAATGGGCAAAAGAGAAGCAATAATAAAATACTTTGAAGAGAGGTGTAAGTAAATGAATATAGAAGATTTAGAAATACTTAAAGAATTAAGTGAACAAACATATTTTGGAGATTTACCATTTTTATATTATGCTGACTTGATAGACAAATTACTAACAGCTTATGAAAAAGAAAAAGAAACATCACATTATAATCAAAGCCAATTAGATATAGCAAATGCAAAGCTAGTAGAAGAAAAAGAGAAAAATAAAGAATTAGAGGAAAAAATAATTCATAGATATAAACGAATCTGCCCAGAATGTAATAATTCTTTTATAGCAAAAAGAAACGATACAAAATATTGTCAAAAATGCGGTAAAAAGGTAGCACGTAGAAAATACAAAGAAGCTAATAAAGAAAAGATAAGAGAATATTCCAAACTACACATGAGAAAATACAGAGCAAAGAAGAAACTTTTAAAGGAGGAATAAAACAATGTTAAGTGATGAAGAAAGAAAAGCAATAGTAAATTTAAAAACAGAATATGAAAAATTAATAAAAGAGGATAATATACTTTTCCCATTATATAAAAGTGATGCTAAAAGATTAATAGATATAATCGAAAAACAACAAAAAGAAATAGAAGAATTAAAAGCAATAAGTGAATATCGAGAGAAAATAATAAAAGGTTTAGGATTAAAAACACTTCCTAAAACAATTACAGGTTTTAGAGAATTGATAGAAAACAACGATAAGAAATGGGAAGACAAAATAAAAGCAAAAATAGAAGAAGTAGAAAAAGAATTGAATAAATTATTGCAAAAAGAGGAATGGCTTGAACCACACGATACAACAAAAAGAAATAAATATATGCACTATATAGAATTTGGGCAATCACTTTTAGAAAAGGAGTAATTATAGATATGACAGGAACAGAAATAATGAATTTAAAAAAATATTTAGAAAACAGGATAAAATCTGTAGATGAAACTTATGAAAGAGAATTACCTTTAATGGATTTAGGAGATGGTCACAAAGTAATAAATATAAGCTATTTATCTAAAAAAGAAAGAGAAGAAGTGTTGAACAAAAGAAATTGCCTATTAGTGCAGAAAGCGACATATCAAGAAATTTTATCACTTTTAGAAAAGGAGTAATACATGGGAGGTTGGATTTATACACAAGTAAACAAGTGTCCTAGTTGTGGATATGAAGGGAGAATATGTAAAGAACCCGAAATATTAGGTGGTAGATATTTTGTAAATTGTATGATAACAGGTTGTTCTGATTTCTTTTATATGCCAAGTAAAAAAATAGGAGTGGCTATTGTTAATTGGAATAGACATACAAAAGGTAGGAAAGATTTTATTAGTGATTTAGATATAGACTTAATGAAAGATAAAATTTATAGAAACTCATTATAAAAATGTGATAAAACATATAAAAAGTCATTAGAAAAATGTGAAAGGAAATAAAGAATGAAAGTACCATTTGGATTATATAAAAATAATGAATTATTATGTGTAGCTAAATATTGGGAAGATTTACAAGACTTTGTAGAAGAATTAAAAAAATTAAACAAAAAATATGTTGATAGAAGAGAATTTACAATTAAAACAGGCGAAGATATTATTTATGAATGGCATAGAAAATAAGTTTAGCTGTAATATACAGCAGTTAGGAGGAGAAGATGAATAAAAAGGATTATAAAGGATATGAGCTAATAAAAGCAATACATGATGGAGAAATAAAAGATGGTACAAAAATTGAAGTACATGATCTAAAAGTATTAGATAGGTTTCTCACTATTATAGAATATTCAGAAAGAAGATTAAATTGGGAAAATGGGAATTGGAGTACAGGAGATTTATTTGATGATAATATTTATTTTAGGGTATTAGAAGATAATACAGAAGAGATAGAAGAATTAAAGGGATTAGAGGTACATACTCCTAGTGTATTAAGAGATAAAATCAATGAATTAGTAAAAGCAGTAAATTCTATCAGAAAGGATAAAAAAGAATGAGAGTATTAATATGTGATGCTTGTAATAGAGTATTAGATGAAGAGATTAGAGATAGTGCAGGAGATTTTCATAGAAGATTTGATTTATGTGTAGAATGTAAAGAAAAGTTTGAGAAAATATATAATAAGTTTGAACAAGAATGGGACAAATTAGAAAAGGAACAAGACAAACTTTATGACTTTTATAAAGAAGAATTAAAGGAGATAGGAATAAAGTATGACTAAAATGTGTCAATGTTGTAGTAAAAGATTTTTCTGTAAAGAAGTAGATACAAAAGAAGAATGTAATAGATTTAAAAGTTGGAGAGAAACAAATAGTCGTGGGGAGGTAAAATATGAAGATACCAGAGATACACAAAAGTAATAATAGAAAATACTATTTTGTAAAACAATATCCTAATTTTGCAATGTATCAAACAGAGAATGGAATTGCAGAATGTTTTAGTTATCATGAATTAGGATTAGTAGAAGAAATGATAGAACCACCAAAGTCTGATTTAAATGTTGAAAAAGTAGTAGTGTAGGAGGTAAACGAATGACTAGAGAGGATTTAAAAGATTATAGATATTCTGAAAAATGGATAAGAGAACAATTGCAAAGATATGAAGAACAGAAAACAATGGTATATAATATTACTCAAAATTTAGATGGAATGCCAAAAGCTCAAAACAAACCTAATTATGCTTTAGAAGAATTAATGGATCAATATAATTATATATTAGAATTATTAAAGAAAGACCAGGAAAAGCAAAATAGAATATTGGAGAGAATAAGAGAAGTAAAAGAACCATACAGAACAATATTAACAGATAAATATATAAAAGGAATGAGCCTTGAAGAAATATCAGTAGATATAAGTTATTCTTATGATAGGACTTGTAAAATGCACGGACTAGCTTTAAATTTATTTGATGAAATGAATGCAAGTGGTCAGTAAAAGTCGAGACAAGTCAGTAAAATTTATGTTATACTTATATCAGTGAGAAAAAGGTTGTTAAATAATCTTTAAATGAATTAGTTAAAAAAGCCCTTTTGCGGAGCTGTGTTATAGATTTACTTTATAGCATAGCTCTATTTTTATATCTAGGTATGGTGTAATTTGGTAGCATAAGTCTCTTGGACAGATTAGGTGAAGGTTCAAATCCTTATATCTAGACCAGGGGGAATTGATAACAGTATCCTATGGTAGCTTGCTAGGGAGTAATATTTTGCAAAGCAGAATACCCAGTGCGGTGAAAAACAAGCTGTGGAGTGTCTTTACGGGTGGACTATAAAGTATCCGTACATTTTGGTATTAAAGTACTAGGCAACTTAATCATACCATCCTTAAAATTTATTACACAGCTATATCCTAGTTAATAGCTAATAAAATTCTGCATAGCAGGGGAGTACAAAGTTGAGACAATGTACTTCTATAAAATATGTCTTTGGTGTAATTGGAAGCATAGCAGTCTCCAAAACTGTTGGTTAAGGTTCAAATCCTTAAAGATGTGCCAATAGCTTGTTAATCTGGTTTAACGGGTACGATTTATTCGTGTTCTAGGAGTAATGAGCTATAAATAGAATGTAGTTGCATAAAAAAGTGTAATGGTTGAGGTTTAAACTTGGCAGACTATATCGTACCAAGTTACACCCTACAAAAGTGATATAGAAGCTTATGCAGTCTAGCTAATGTAAGACATAAGTAAAATCCTTATGCAATTACGTTGTGTTTATAATTGTATGCAGTAATATGTATAGATGATAACGTAAAAGTCTATTCCGTAGAAGCGAGTACACAGAATTGCAAAGGGGGTACTAACGGTTGCAAGCATATTATTGCATAGAGTTATAGAAGAAAAGAGGTAAGTTTATGGATAATTATATAAGATACACTTACTATGATGACATAGGACATTATATAGCAATAATAAATAAAGATACACCTAATGAAGTAATAAAGAAACTACAAGAGGAATATGACGAAGTTAAGTATAAGGAGTAATGCTTATGCGAGGAAGTTGGATAGCAGAAAATATAATAAGAGACTTAAGAAGAGAACAGTATTATAAGAACAAGAAAAGAGCAAAGTGCATAGTAGATAAGAAAAAGCAATGTACTATATGTAAATATCAAAAGATATGTGAGGATGCAGAATATGAAAGAAACAACAGCATTGAATCAGATAAGTAGAATAGTAGACAAGCTAGACTATAAATCTGTTTATATAGAAATTCAAACTAAAGATAACAAGTATACTTTAGAAAGAGAAAGCAAAAGAAAAATAGGATTTGAGAGTGGAACAAAACACTATAAAGTAGGGAGATGAAATTATGAATGAAAAACATCCAGGAGGAAGACCTCCAAAATATAAAACAAAAGAAGAAATACAAGAAAAGATAGATAAATATTTTATGGATTGTGATAGAAAGAACGAACCATATACAGTAACAGGTTTAGGATTAGCTTTAGATATGAGCAGACAAGACCTTATAAACTATTCAAATAAAGAAGAGTTCTTTGACACTATAAAAAAAGCAAAGCTTAGAGTAGAGAACTATTTAGAGAAAAGATTGATTAATGATAATAGTGCAACAGGTATTATATTTAATCTAAAAAACAATTATGGTTGGAAAGACAAACAAGAGAATCTAAATGTTGGGGTTAGTTATGAAGATTATATCAAAAAAGTAGAAGATGAAGATGAGTATTAATACAAAGAAATATATAGAAGAATATGTAAAAATTAGAGACAAGAAAAGTAAAATAATACCACTTAAATTAAACGAACCTCAATTGAAATATTATAATGTAATAAAAGAATTAAAGAAACAAAGAAAACCAGTTAGAATAATTATTTTAAAAGCAAGGCAAATGGGATTTAGTACAGAAACAGAAGCAATATTTTTTAAAGAGACAGTAACTAAGCCAAATGTAAATACAGCAATAGTTGCACACAAAGAAGATTCAACTACAAACTTATTTAATATGAGTAAATTAATGTATGACCAATTACCAGAAGCAATTAAGCCAGATAAGAAAGCAAGTAATGCAAAAGAATTAGTATTTGACAAAGAGAATGGAACAGGTTTAAAGAGTAAAATAAAATGTTTTACAGCAGGAGGAAGTGGGATAGGAAGGTCAGATACATTAAACAATTTACATTTATCTGAGTTAGCCTTTTGGACAGGAGATAAAAAAGAAACACTAACAGGATTATTACAAGCAGTTCCTAATGATCCAGATACTATGATTGTTATTGAATCTACGGCAAACGGATATGAATACTTTAAAGAATTATGGGATGATGCAGTAGATGGTAAGAATGATTTTGTACCATTGTTTATAGGTTGGAATGAATTGCAAGAATACAAAATGCCATATACAGGATTTGAATTAACAAAAGAAGAAAAAGAACTTCAAAAAAGATATGGTTTAACATTAGAACAATTAACATGGAGAAGATGGTGCATAGCCAATAACTGTGGTAATGATGTAGAACAATTTAGACAAGAATATCCAATAAATCCAGAAGAAGCATTTATCAGTACAGGTAAGTGCTATTTTAATAAAGAAAAAATAGTTAAGCGAATACAAGAAGTAAAAGATATAAAACCAGTACAACAAGGATATTTTGATTTTGAATACAACGGATTAAAGATAACAAAAATAAAATGGGTAGAAGATAAAGAAGGAGCAATAAAGATATATGAAAAACCAAAGAAGTATTATCCTTATGTATTAGCAGGAGATACAGCAGGAGAAGGTAGTGACTATTTTATAGGACAAGTATTAGACAATACAGATGGAAGTCAAGTAGCTGTATTAAGACAAGAGCTAGATGAAATAAGTTATACCAGGCAAATGTATTGTTTAGGAATGTATTATAATAAAGCATTAATAGGAATTGAAGCAAACTATTCTACATTTCCTATACAAGAACTAGAAAGATTAAAATATCCAAATCAATATGTAAGAGTTAAAGAAGATAAGTACACAAAAAAAACAGAAAAGAGTTATGGATTTAAAACTACTACAATAAGCAGACCAAGAATATTAGGACAACTACAAGCAATAATAAAAGAGTCAATAGAATTGTTAGTAGATATAGATACATTAAAAGAAGGACTTACATTTATAAAGAATGAAAAAGGAAGAGCTGAAGCACAAGTAGGTTATCATGATGATTTAATTATGGCATTAGCAATAGCTTATGATATAAGAACACAACAAAGTATGAAGAAAGAAATAAAAGAGGTAGAACAAATACAAAGAGCTATAGAAGTAGAATTTGGATTCAAAAAAGAAAAAAGAGATGATGCAGATAGCATTATTTCAGTATTTTAGGAGAAAAGAATATGAAATTATTTAAAAAGTTACTAGATAACTACTATACAGAGGTTTTAATAAAATATATTAAAGAAGTTATTAAAAGTAGATATTATATAAAAATAATAACAGTTGAAGAAAAAAATAGAGTAGGTGTGTTTTTTAATTATTGTGAATCTAGCAAAGAATTAAAACATGATATTCATGTTTTTACATTGGATAAAGAACAAAGTTTAATAATATTGACAACAAAATTGGATATTGTCATAGAAAACATAAAAAAAGAAATAGAAAGGAGAGACTCAAAATGAAAAAGAAATTATTTAGAGAAAGATGGTATGGAAAGTCAGAAGATAAGAAAGAAGAAGTTAAAGAAGAAAAGAAAACAGCGAAGAAAGGTAAAAAGAAAAATGATTAGTTTAATATATACAATCCTATGTATAGCTTGTCTATGCGTAGGATTTTTTTGTGGGTATAGGTTAAATAATGAAAAGCCTATACATATACAAAATCCTATTACAACCATTAAAGAAAAAGTTGAGAACAAAAAGATTATTGAAGCAAACAAAGAAAAACTAGAAGAGTTAAATACAATTTTAGATAACATCAATAATTATGATGGAACACCACAAGGTCAAAAGGAGTTGAGAAATATTGGAACAGGATTATAAGGAAGAAGAGAATGTAACAACAGTATGGGTAGATTACCAAAAAGGAGTAATGTTTAATAGGTCGCACAATCTATATACCGAAACAGAAATAAACTATAACTTTTATCATGGTAATCAATGGGAAGGTGCAAAATTAGGAGATATCCAACCAGTTGTACAAAACATAATAAAACCTATTGTTAAATACAAATTAGGAGTTATAATACAGAATCATTATGAAATAGTATTTAATCCTAACATTTATGATACTTACGCAGAAGGACAAACTTTAGAGCAAATATGTAAGGTATTAAATAGCCATATGGCAAAAGTATGGGAGATACAAAAAGCAGACCAAAAAGTAAGAGAAGCTTCAAAAGATGCTTGTATAAATTCAGAAGGAATAATTCATACATATTTTGATGAAGAAAACATAGTAGAAGTAATTGATAAAAATAATGTTTACTATGGAAATGAAAATAGTTCTGATATACAAAGTCAGCCATACATAATAATTGCATATAGACAACCAGTATCACAAGTAAGGGAAGAAGCAAAAAAATTAGGAATAGAAGATACAAAAATAAAGTTAATATTACCTGATTCAGAAGTACAAGAACAAGCAGGATATACAGGAATAACAGATGAAGTAAATCCAATGTGTTTAGTGTTATTAAAATACTATAAAGAAAATGGAAAAGTTTTCTATACTAAAGCAACTAAATGTGTTGAATTAGAAAAAGAAAAGCCAACAGGAATGAATTTATATCCTATAGCACACTTTGTATGGGAAGAAAAGAAAGGAAGCTCAAGAGGAATAGGAGCAGTAAATTGTGTTATTCCTAATCAAATAGAAATAAACAAGATAGATGCAAGAAGAGCTTTAGCAGTAAAAATAGGAGCATTTCAAAAGCTTGTATATAATCAAGATTTAGTTGCAAATGCAAAAGAATTGACTAAAGTAGGTGGAGCAATAGCAATAAAAGGTGGAGCAACTGTAGATGATGTAAGAAAAGCAATAGGTTATATATATCCAACGTCAATGAGTTCAGATGCAGGTAATCTTTCAACAGAGATGAAAACAAACACAAGGGACTTAGAAGGAGCAGGAGATACAGCAACAGGAAATGTAGATCCAACACAAGCATCAGGAAAAGCCATTTTAGCAGTACAACAAGCAAGTCAACAACCATTAGGAGAACAAGTAGAGAACTACAAATGTTTTGTAGAAGATTTAGCAAGAATATGGTTTGATAT